AGTAAATTATGAAAGTAGATAGAATAGTTATCCAAGTCCTAAATCAAATAGCAGACCGCAGCGAACGAGGACTTGAGAAATACGGAACGAACCTCGAAAGAACCGACCTTGAGACGTTAGATTGGTTACAACACGCCCAAGAGGAGGCAATGGATTTATGTCTATATTTAGAACGATTAAAAGAGCAAATCAAAAACAAACAGTTATGAGTTGTGAACCATTAAACGAACTGCCACCACGAAAAGACGAATACGAGGACGCAATCACGGACTTACATTTTCTTTATGACCTATTGAGATGCGAAGGACACGACCCTAAAAGTTCATTTATGAAAGGAATTAAATACGCACACGATTACTTAGATGATAAACCAATAAACAAGTAAATATGAGTTACGAACACAAAGCAAACACGGGAACGCTTTTCCCTAACAACAAAAAGGCGGACAATCACCCGGACTACAAAGGTAAAATTAAAGTAGGCGACCAAGAGTACGACCTTGCAGGATGGGTTAAGACTACGGACAAAGGACAATTCCTTTCGTTGAAGGTATCAGAGCCGTTCAAACCCGAACCGCAGAACACTTCAGAAAAAATTGCTAACTCTTCAGGACTTCCGTTTTGAGAATAGGAGAACTCACCGCGCTCAATGGCTTTCTTCGGGAGGCTATTGGTGCGCGCTTGGAGACTGAGTCGATGAGGTCTTTTTGTAGACGGTCTAAAGTTCAAAGTTCCCAAGTGAAGAAACTACTAAACAACGAAGGCGGTCTAAACACGACCACGGTAGAACGTATAGCCCACGCACTAATTGACGGACGTTATGAGGCGAAGGAAGATTGATAAAAATCATCGGCACTACCGAACGCAAAGACGAACTAAGCACGACATTTGCCGTTACATTTTCCAATTACCGCCATTTGAGCGTTTGAACCCTGACGAATAAGTTGGGGTTTTTTCGTTGGTTAAAAAATAATCGTATATTTGGTTAAAATTTAAGCACATGGAGTATCTTTTTTTAGTTGCGATGGGGTGGTTTATCCAAGAGTTTGAGCCTTTCAAGTTTGTAGCGGATTGGATTTACACACGAATTAAACCGCACCCAGTAATCGAGTACGTTTTTGGCTCGTTGGAGTGTTGGCAATGCTGTACATTCTGGTCAGCGTTAGCCATTACTTGGTCGTTTGAAAAGGCGGTAGTCTCTTCGTTTATTGTTTTCGGTCTTCAACTATTGCATGAAGGATGGATGCGCAGGAAGTAAGCCTATTTGAGCAACTGAAAGACGAATTCAATGCAGGCAAGGTCAACAAGGTGACTATTGTAAGGGTAAGAGACGTTTACAATAAATACTCGGACCGCCAAGTGACCTATTGTATGTGTTCATCGGTTCAGCGACGCATCTACGCGAAAGATTTTCTAGATTGGTATGAAAGTCGAAATAGATAAATTCTATACCGAGAACTACGGAACGCTTGTTTTAGCTGCGAAAAGACGAATAACGCAGTTAAAGAAGAACATTGAACCCGAAAGTTTGGTGTCATCATCTTATTTGTATGTGGTAGGGAAATCGGACACAATCACGGAAGACGAAATACCGCGTTTAGCCTTCGGGTTTATCTTACTTGAATTGATACGGACCAACTCGCAGACGAACCTGAAAGAACGGCTTAACCCGGTAGACCTCGACTTCGATATTAGCGACACGAATAACCAAAGCGAACAGATGCTACTTAAAATAGATGTAAGCGACTTTGTGAATACTCTTAACCGAATGGACCAAATCATCTTTGAAGTCTATTTCAATAAGGGGAAAACGACTAAACGCGACTTGGCAGAGCATTTTAACATTGACCCAAGTAGTGCATTGATTTACATAAACGACATAAAGACGAAATTTAAGAAATATGTTAAAGATAAAAGACCAGTATAAAGGGGTTAGCGTTGAGTACTCACTTGGAAGCGTCAGAGTGACGAAGAAAATTGAAGCGTTGACCGAAAAGGATATTGAGACAGCCAAAAAGTGGGGTTTGAACTTGGGTAAATACTTTGAGGAAGAGGTCGAAAAGACGGAACAACCAACCGAAGAACCAACCATACTAGCAACAATAAGCTATGAAGGTATAGTAATAGAACAATCCGAACTTCAAGCGGTAGCATTTAACAAACCTAAACGCAAAAGAAAATGAAAATTAGTCATGTATTCGCTTTCCTAGTCGCTTGTTTTGTGTTCGTGTCGGCACTTTGTTTGATTTACAACGATGCTCACCACGCGATGCAGTTTAGTGGTTGGTCACTTATTAGTTACCTTTGTTATATAATTGCCTTAACGGGCGAAAATGGAAATAATGGCTAAGTACTATCTTTTGGACACAGGAAGCAAAATGACTTCCTTTGCCGTAGCACTTGACAAGCACCTTCGCGATGGAGGCGACCACGTTGTTTTGTACCTTACAGATACGGATGGACTTTTGTGTCTTGAGGAAATTACAGAGGATGAATTTTTAGACCATTATAGCAACAAAAAGACGAACGAAAATGGAAAGTAAATTAGTAAAAATATCAGAGGTAAGATTAAACCCTAACAACCCTCGCCAAATCAAAGACGACAAGTTCAAAAACTTAGTATCATCTATTAAGGACTTTCCAGAGATGCTAGACATACGACCTATCGTAGTGAATACCGACATGGTTATATTAGGGGGTAACATGAGGTTTCGTGCTTGTAAGGAAGCAGGGTTAAAACAAGTGCCCGTAATTGTAGCAGATAACTTAACGGAAGACCAACAACGTGAGTTCCTGATTAAAGACAACGTAAGCGGTGGCGAATGGGACTGGGACTTGTTAGCGAATGAATGGGACGTTGAACAACTTGAAGAATGGGGCTTAGATATTCCTAAAATGCTTGGTGCTGACGATGAGTTAACGGATTTATCCAGTTCAATAGATAGCCTATATAGAATTGAGGTCGTATGTAAAGACGAAGAACACCAAGAAAATGTATATAACAAACTAATAGAACAAGGATACGAATGCCGACTTTTGACATTATAAAAGAAGTAAGACCGTCTAAAACATTTAGAGTGGCTTCAGTGATTGGTAAATTTGATTTGCAATCAGAAAATATCGTTGAACACTTTAAAGGAGATATAGACATACCTAACGAATGGCAAGTTGGTTTAATCGTTGGTAAGAGTGGAACAGGTAAAACTACAATAGCAAAACAATTATTTGAAGATGCTTATATAACGTCTTACGATTACTCAGCAGAAACCGTGCTTGACGATATGCCTAAAGAATGTAGCGTTGAACAAATCACTTCGGCTTTCAATTCAGTTGGTTTTTCAAGTCCACCGAGTTGGTTGAAACCTTATTCAGTTTTAAGTAATGGGCAAAAGATGAGAGTTGACCTTGCCCGTGCTATATTAGAAGACAATGAACTATTTGTCTTCGATGAGTTTACGAGTGTTGTAGATAGAAACGTGGCGCAGATTGGTTCGTTTGCAATGCAGAAAGCGATTAGAAAGACGAATAAAAAATTTATAGCAGTAACTTGTCACTTTGACGTACAAGATTGGTTACTTCCCGATTGGGTGTTTAATACTGACACGATGACCTTTCAAAGTTTTGAAGGGCAAAAAAAAAATAGACCAAAAATTGAATTTGAAATATACCAAACAGGAGATAAGTCAATTTGGAAAATGTTTGCTAAGCACCACTATTTAAGTCACACGCACAATAACGCAGCAAATGTGTTTATAGCGATGGTTAATGGTGAAGTAGCAGGTTTCCTTAGTGTGTTACATTTGCCTCATCCAAAAGCGAAAACAATTAAAAAGGTTCATCGTTTGGTTATATTGCCTGATTATCAAGGCGCAGGTATAGGAATTAAATTTTTGAATGAAATAGGAAATATATATAAACGGGACAAATGGAGATATACTATTGTAACTTCATCACCAAGTTTAATTAATGCGTTAAAGAAGTCTAATTTATGGGCTTGTAAACATTTAGGAAGAATGTACGCTAAAACTGGTATCTTGCACGGAAGTAATGATAGTAACCAAAATTCTAAAAATAGGATTACCGCCTCGTTTGAATTAAAATAACGTGAAAAAAACGTGATATGGCTAATGAACAAAATTTAAAAAAGTTTACTTCGGAATACCAACCCGAGAAAAATGGACGACCTCGCAAATGGATAAGCGAACTTAAAGACAACGGCTACAAATCTTCGGAAGTGAATGACTGCATTCTCGTAATGCTATCAATGACCATTGAGGAACTTGCTGACGTATATAAAAACCCAAAGGCAACGATACTCGAAAAGACGGTTGCAAACGCTCTTAAACGCTCACTTGAAAAAGGTAGTTTATATTCTATTGAAACGCTACTTAGCAGAGCAGTAGGTAAGCCAAAGGAAAGCGTAGACCATACAACCGCAGGAGAACGTATAGGCGAAATTCAAGTTAATATTGTCAATGCAGATAAACGCAACTAACATCTTCGCGAGAAATTGGGACGCGCTTACTAACCGAGAAGTTAGGTTTATAGTTAACGAGGGTGGCTCGCGTTCAAGTAAGACCTACTCACTTTGCCAAATGGTCATCGTGTACTGCATTCAAAACCCCAACAAGGTGGTGAGTATAGTTCGCAAGACCTTCCCAGCTTTGAGGGCTACAGTGATGCGCGACTTTTTCGAGATTCTTAAAGACCTAGAAATTTACGAGAAAGCCAACCACAATATGAGTGAGAACATTTACCGCTTTCCTAACGGGTCAATTGTAGAATTTTTCAGCGTGGATGACGAGCAGAAAATCAGAGGTCGTAAGCGAGATATTGGTTGGTGCAACGAAGCGAATGAGTTATGGTTTGAGGACTTTCAGCAGTTGAACATGAGAACCGAGGACAAGTTGATTTTTGACTACAACCCTTCGGATTCTTCAAGTTGGCTTTACGAGTTACCACCCCACGAAAGTCAGTTAATCAAGTCAACGTACCGGGACAACCCTTTTCTTCCTGAAAGTATCAAACGCCAAATCGAGGACCTTAAACGAACCGACGAAGCACTCTATCAAATCTATGCGTTAGGCGAGAAGGCAATAAGCAAATCCAACATCTATAACAACTGGACGTTTACTAAGTCGCGGCCTGCGAGGTTCACTAGTTTCGTCTACGGCCTTGACTTCGGTTACAATCACCCGACGGCCTTAGTGAGGGTCTATTGGTCAGACGGTGACATTTACATTGAGCCCGTGATTTATCAAAGCTACCTAACCACTTCGGAACTCATTCAGAAGTTCAAAGACCTTGACATTGAAAAGACGGTCGACATTATGGCGGACTATTCACGCCCCGAAATAATCGCCGAGATGCAGAACGCAGGTTACAACGTGAACAACGCAAACAAGGTCGTGAAGATGGGGATAAACTACGTTAAGACCTTCGGGGTATTTTGCGAGGACGAGCCGAACATCAAAAAGGAGTACGATAACTATAAGTGGAAAAAGGTTGGCGACTTGATTCTAGACGAACCCGTCAAACTTTACGACGATGCAATGGACGCGGTCAGGTACGCGACGACCTACATAAAGGAGATGTACTACACCGACGATGGTTATGTAGCCTTCTAACCAAAACACGGACGCATTACTTTTTAAGGTATGGCAATAACACTCATAGCAAAACCGCAAGGCTTCACACCTGCTTACAACCCTTGCAAGTATATCTTCAACAGCACCAACAAAAACAACGAGGGGTTCAGATACATTTTCGACATCTACGAAAGTGGCACGGCAAATAAGATAGCCGAGTATCGCGTCCTGCCAACTTATGGGACGGGTTACGGCGAAGTTGACCTAAGCAAGTTGTTAAGTTCAAAGGTCTCAATCGATTTTGACCCGACTAACTATTCCGAAGTTGACACGCCAAACACGAGGTATAAATACGATGTCAAGGTAGGCGAAGAGTTTATTGTCACGTATAACTACACCGCATCACTTGTGAACAACGGGGGCAATGTAAAGATAACACCAACCACCGCACATACCTTCCAAGTAGGCGACCAAGTTGTAGTTGACGCAGGAACGAACACTTTAATCACGGGCTTGTGGACGGTCTTGTCAATTACGGGAACGACTGACTTTACTATTAGTGCTTTTTGGTCCAACGTTACAGACCCAACGGAAAACGGGACGGTGACCTATGCGGACAAGCGGAAGACGGTTACACGTGACATTGAGGACGAGTTAAACAAGTGGGTGTTTAATGGTGCGCTACCTTGGGCGAAGTTTAGTACTTACAACTTCAACAACTATTTGCTCGACGATACCTCGGCTTTGTTCTTGACGTCTTGCCCTTACCGCAACGGCTTAGTAATAACAGCAACGCAAGAAATATGGTTTAATGGTTTTAACAACTCGGTGACGGGTCGAATGATTTTCAACAACTCCAATGGGGATTCGTTTTATTATGACGTTACCAATACTGAAATAACTACTCAGTTACAAGTCGCTGGACCTAACATGAACCTTACACTTTTAAGCGGTTCATTCCCTTTGATTAAACCCGATACGACTTACTATGAATTTTATTTCATTGACGCATCTGCACCGCCCGACTCACAGACTTACACTTTTACTATTGACCAACGTTGCGCGATTAACCCTTTTCACTTGGTGTTCTTGGACCGAATGGGGTCTTGGGGTTCGTTTGCTTTCCAACTTAGATATACTGAAAATGGCTCGGTAACTAAGCAGTCGTTTAACAAAGACGTTCAAGGAAAAGTTGGTGGCACTGAGTGGACTTACGTAAATAGTGAGGCGGGGTTAACGACTTACTCAAGCGTGGTCGAAAAGACCTACACACTAAACACCAATTGGATGAGTGAAGGGATGGCGGTGTACTTTCAAGAATTGATATCGTCCCCTTCGGTGTACTTTTGGAACGGTCTAGAATATCTTTCGTGTCAAGTGATGGACAACTCATTTGAGGTGGAAAAGAAACGCAACAAGAACCTATTTAAAAAGACGGTGACCATTAAGTTGGCTAACCAAGACAAGGTAAATATATGAATGTAAAAATACAACTTGAGACGGGCTACCTTGACGTGAAAGAGGGGACTGCTTTCCCTTTGAACTTTGGGGTTGCTGACATTCGCGACGTGTCGAAAAAGTCGGGAGCGTTTAGTAAGACGATTACTTTAACTGGAACGGACAACAATCACAACTTACTGAATCATTACTACGACGTAAATATCCAAGCGGGGACGTTCAACATAAACACCTTGACGCGATGTTCGATTATTCAGAATGGAATACCAGTTTTAGAGTCGGGCTACCTTCAACTTATTTCTGTTAATAAGACTCAAGTAACTGCGGATTACGAAAACGAGGTCGAATATGAGGTGCTGATAAAAGACGAAAGTTCAGAGTTCTTCACCAAGTTGGGAAATAAGGAATTGACCGACCTTGACTTTTCAGACTTGAACCACGAGTATAGAGCCGAGAATGTAATTGATTCTTACGACCACACCCAAGCCGACGGGTATAAATACCTACTTCCGTTTAAGGATTCGAACAGCTACTTACTGCAGGAATTGAAACCTGCGATTTATGCAAAGACGTACTTTGACCGCATCTTTAGCAACGCAGGATTTTCGTACACTTGGAATACTTTAAGCGCGGCACATTTCGACAAACTCATAATACCATTTAACGGAGAGGGTTCGCTTGTTGACTACAACGACTATTTAGTAGAAGCGACAAATTCAATAGTAACGTCGGGAGGTTCAACTACATTTTTTGACCCATTGACGGGGTGGACTGAGACGCAAGACAACTTCAACTTATTTGCTCCCACTACGGGAACATACGACGTACCTTTGAACTTGCAAGGCGGTGAAAATATAGCCATCGAAATAACGTACACCGCAGAAATAAGCCTTACCAATTCGAGCGGACTATTTGCATTTTTGCAGTCAGGCGCTACGACTTACTCGCCAATTTTCGCGGTAAATAAAAACGGAACTTTATACACTATTTCAGCAACGCCCCAAGGTATTCCCGTTTCGTTCTTTTCTTTTATACCAAACGGCACTACTTTGATGGGGACGGTTTCGGGGACAATTACGATGTTAGTGAGTAACGTAATAACTACCGACACGCTCGACTTGTTAGGTGGGTGTTCAATGAATATCGGAACGACTTGGTTTGCTGGTGGTGTACCTACGCCAATAATCACTACGTGCGACTTTACAAATCTTTCGGTTCGTATCTTACCTTCGTCAAACATTCTCGGTTATGGTGCTGTTATCGACATGAACAACGCTGTACCTAACAAGGTAAAACAAGCGGACTTTATTAAGTCTCTGTTTACGATGTACAACTTGTACGTTGAACAAGACCCCGAGATGTCGAACAACCTCATCTTAATGCACCGAGACGACTATTACGATTCGGGCGCAGAAATAGACTGGACGTATAAGTTAGCAAAAGACAAAGACCAAGCACTTCAATTCCTGCCCGAACTAAGCGCGAAGAAATTAATACTTACCTACAAACAAGACAGCGACGACCCGAATAAGATGTACTTCGAAGCGACCAAGGAAATTTACGGGCAACTAGAATATATATTCGACAACGAGTATGTGAAGGGAATAGACACTAAAGAAATCGTGTTTTCACCTACACCAATTGAGCGCAGTACCTTCAACGCTTACTTGCCTACTTTGTCAGGTGCGCCAAAAGTGAACATAAGAATTCTGTACGATGGTGGCGAGGGGACTTGTGATGCGTATAATTTATACAACTACGGAACGACTGGTGAGACAAACGTAACGACTTATCCAATACTTCACCATTGGGACAACCCTACCAACCCGACATTCGACATTTTATTCGGACAGCCCGACTATATGTTTTATGAGGGGTATACAATCACGAATAATAACCTATACAACCTATATTGGAGACGCACGGTTAACCAAATCAATGTAGGTAAGATGTTGACGGCTTACTTTAACTTACGCGAAGACGACATTCAAAGCCTTAAGTTAAACTCAAAGGTCCGAATAGACAACAGTTGGTGGACCATTAACAAGGTCATCGATTACGATTGTAATGCGAACAACTTAACGAAAGTAGAGTTGATGTCAGCAGACACGGAAATAGATTTGGCTCCGTTTAAAAAAGGCGACGTTACTCCGACCACGGTAGGCGACTTGTCAAGCCACACGGGAAGCATACACTGGAATAATAGTTTTGTCGGCAATACTATACCTTCGACTTCGGTCAGCGCGATTTACGGACAAGGTAACGTTATTCAACCCGGTGTTAATGGTATTATTGTAGGCAATGGTAAGATGCTCGACCAAACGGGTATCGTCACCGAGCGACTAGGTGCGGACGTTGCGAATGTCAAGACGCTCAACTTGTCGGGTGCTGTTGCTTTTAAGGTCATCGACACGGGTGTAAATTACTACATGACAAGCGAGGACTATTGCGTTGTTTGCACACCACCTGCAGCAATAGATGTTTACTTACCACCTGCGGAAATAATCGGCAAAGTGGTAGTTATTAAGTCAACGGATTACAATACTTTTCTATATCCAACTTCCGCGACAATAGACGGCTCGGGTGCAACGATTACAATAGCACCATTTGACAGCCTTACTTTAATCTGTTACGCTTCGGGAAAGTGGGCAATCATTTAACCAAAACACGAACACACTACTTTAAAGGTTATGGAAGGTCAATTTAAAATAAAGTATAAGACACGTTTTAAGCTACAGAAAGCTATCCAACAAACCATTAACCAAATTGGATTCAATGAGAGTGGAGAGGGCACAGGAACGATGCACGACTCAATTAGAATTTCTGCAGCAAGTGGTGACCTTAATAAATTATACGTTACGATTAACGCTATCTTTTATTACATGTTCTTGGACAAGGGCGCGAAGTTGACAAATGGCGGCGAGATTCGACCTTACTTCATTACTCAAAAAGCAATTGAGTCACCTTTAGGACAACAGTTCATTTCAGATGCTGTAGGTGAATACTTGGAGTGGATGCAGAAAACCTATCCTATCTTAGACGTTGCCACAATCAACGTAACACCTGACAATATCAAACTTGAACTTACCTATAATTTGTTTGGTGCTGACGGCTCTAAGTGGAACGGAGAATTTAACTACGCTACGAATTGGTGGAATTGGTAAACTACTCTTTATTCAGTTGTAACTCTTCGACCATTGACAGCATATTAAACACAAAGACCAAAGGTAGGTCGGTGACTGCATCTATTTTGGTTAGGTCTTGGTTAGATAGGTCGTAAAGTAGTTTTTCCCACGACCATTTGTTGAAACGCTTTTCTTCGGCTTCGGCTTTTAGGTCCTCTTCGTCTAGTTCTTCGGGTTCGCTTTCTTCGATTACGGGGTTAAACAGATTTTCGTAGCGTTTCTTAAAGTCGTTTGAATAGGTCACGTAGTTATTTACCGCGCCGAACACGTCGTTAATTGACAACTCATTAAATACCTCTTTGCGTTCGTTTAGTTTGTAGGTGTAAGGTTCAAAAACAAGATTGCCCCACTCGTCACTTTTCCAACGCTTGTAAAGTATAGATAGAATGAGGGTAAAGTTTTCCGCTAAATTGGTTGTATAGTATTCAAGGTCGATAAACTCACCCAACGTAAGCGCGTCCAACGGCTTTAATCTAAACCCTTTCACCAAGTCTTTCGGCTTATTGGACGGCTCACGCTTAATAAACTGAACCTTTGAAGCGAGGTTTAGCAGTTCTTCGGGGTCGAGGTCTTCTAACTCTTCGGGGTCTGTATCGGAGAGTATTGAAAGAGCCTCAATAGTTTGTAGGAATACGCTGTTAAATTCGTTCGGGTCAATTAGACTCAGTTCCTGCCATTGGCTCACTGTTACTTGCGTCCAGTTCTTTGGTAGTTTCATCGACTTTTTTCTCGGCTATTTTAGTAATCTTCGAAAGTATTTCCATTATATACGGGAAGGCAATTTCCGCGTTTTGCTTTTTCATTAAGTTCACCTTAAACTTTAGATGTGCAGGTGCGTAATGTTCTGTACGTGTTAAATCCGTACGTTTAAAAAGTATGGCAAGAGTTTGAGCGCAAAAGTCATCGGCTTGGCTTCGGTAAATTCGCTCTAATAACCCAAGGTCTTTAACACCTATAGACTCACTCGCTTGATATGTGTATTTATCAATGACTAATTCAGTCACCTTTTCACCTTGTGGTACTTCGGACTTGTTGAATAGTTTAATATAATGTGTAAACTCCTCAAGTTCCATTTTGTCAAACGCCTTTTCAGGGACACCTAGATAGATAAACTTTTCAATCCACTTTTCAATGGTATCTAGTTCTTGGTTATTCTCAATTTTGTTCAGTTCGTCGAATTGTTGAACGCTCAACTCGTTTAGGTGGTTGGGTATTTCAACCCCGTACATTTGTATCATTGCTTAGATTTTAACCAAAGGTATAAAAATATTGTTTAAAAATTAACCAAAACTTTTTTAGTGTACTTATTAAGTCAATGGAAGGACTACCGACTTACAAAATCACAATCGACGAAGCATACAACGACGGCACTGAACCGCTTGGAGTTGATGCTATCGCGTTCACGTCAAACCCTGCCGTATTGGTTAAGGGCGTAGCGTTTAAGTCCCAAGCAAAAAGCCACTTCGCAGACGAAAAGAAATACCGCATTACTGCACCTGCAATGATACCAATGGACATCTATCGCAGAGACGACGAGATGGGTGAGTATTACGTTCAGTTTACCGAGACCGAGATTGATACAATCTTCAAAGACTTCATGCTCAACTTGAACAACCGCAACTTGTTTAATCTTGAACACGAAAGCGACAAATTAGTACCTGCCTACATTCTCGAGGCTTGGCTTGTTGACAACCCCGACGCGGACAAAGCAAAAAGCACGTTCGGTATTTCAGTACCTAAAGGGACACTTATGGTGACGGCTCAAGTAACCGACACCGACTACTACAATAAGTTAGTCGAAGCGGGTCAAGTAGGCTTTTCTATCGAGGGCTTTCTAGGTCTTAAATTAAGCAACCAAATAAAAACAAATAGTATGTTACCAGACGGAAAACACACGCTTGAGGACGGAACGGTAATCGTTGTAAAAGACGGTGTAGTCGTAGAAGTTCAAGAGCCACAAGCCGAAGAGGTAGCGATGGAAGTTGAAGCGTCGAAAGATGAGGAAATGGAAGAATCAAAAGAAGAGGTAGTTGTCGAAGAAGAGACAATTGTCGAAGAAGTTGAGGCGGCTATTGACCCCGTTGCAGATGCGGAAGCTATCCTTGCAATCGTTAACCCAGTTCTTGAGCAGAGAATTAGCGAGATTTTGCAAGTAATCGCAGACCTTAAAAACGAATTAACTGAAACGGAAGAAGTCGCGTCCGTTGAGGAAATTGAAATGAGTGCGGCACAGAAATTTAGTAATGTAATTAACTTCTTAAAGAAATAAGAAATGGCTAAAAAGTACAAATTCGACTTGACAGTTGACGCGAGCGCGTTACTTCAAGCAAACCCATCAGAGTATTACTCTATCCTTTACGGAATGGAGAACGCAGTAACTAACTACCGTGTCCTTCCGGGTATCAAAAACAAAACAAAAATTGCAACGGTTGTATTTGACAAGGTTCTTGCTGAGGCAGGGTGTGACTTTAATGCAGTTGATGGAAAGGTTAGCGCAGTAGAAATTGACGTATGTGCGTTGACTTCACAAGCATCTGTATGTCAGTACGACCTTGAGCAGTCTTGGTTGGCTTTGGAAATGGCGAAAGGTTCTAACTCAGATTTTTCTGTTGCATCTTTCATGAATTTCTTTTGGGGTCAAATGGCGAAGAAAGGACACCAAGAACTTGCACAGTTAATGTGGCAAGGTGACACGCTTAGTGAAGGCGCTCTTGGTCTTTGTGACGGTTGGATTAAGCGTTTATGTGAGGCTGGTGACTACATTCCTGCAGGAACTGCTGCAATTGATTCTACAACGGTTCTTGCTACTTTCGGAACTGTTTTAAATGACGCTACACCTGAAATGTTGGTTAACCCTGCTAATATGCAGTTTAAAGTTTCTCCTGACGTTGCTGCAGCTTACCGCATCGCTACAGCATCAACTAACAACGTGACTAACGTAACTGTTGGTTTGTCTTTGACTTACCTTGACATTCCAGTTGTTGTTGAGTATGGTCTTCCCGCTTCAACTATAATTTTAAGTGATTACACGTCATTTATTTATGCTTTAGATGCTGAAGGTGACCAAGACAATCTACAAATCGTTGACTTTAGCAAGACTACACTTGACCGTCGTATCGGTGCGCGTGCTGACTTCAAAGCAGGTTTCTATGTTGTTAACACAACTCAAATTGTAGTTTGGGGAGACATCTGTCCAGCATAACATTTATTTAGCTAATAGGGGGGTCTAAACCGCCCCCTTTTTTTTAAACTTTAAATACTAAATAAAATGGCTTGTTCAACAATCGAAACAATCCTTAAAGGATGTGAAAACAACATCGGGGGAATCACCTCGATTTACATAAACGACATGGACAACATGACGGGAACTATTGTCGAGGCTAACTACATTATTTCTAGCTTCGGTACTTTAGCAGACCCATTCATTCCATTCGAGTTCAGACGTAATACGGGAATGTACACGGAAGAGGCAGCAATTGACTTGGTTAATGGTTCGTCTTTCTACACTCAGACAATTACTTTGATTTTCCACCGACGCGAGGCGGCTAAATCTAAAGCTATTAAAGTTCTTGGAGAAGGTCAACGCGACTTGGCTTTAGTAGTTGGTGACGCTAACGGGAAATATTGGTATTTTCCAAACGCTCAATTGACAGCCGTCACGGAAGGGTCGGGCACAAGTAAAGCCGATGGTAGTAAGTACAGCGTTACATTCGTAGCGGAAGCGGAACAGCTCGCTTACGAGGTTGCTGCGGCGGAAATTCCTGACATTATCTAATTAGATAAACACGAATTTAAGAGGGGGTTTTAATTAGCCCCCTTTTTTATTTAACCAACTTTTCAGATTCTTACTTATTAAGATAGTATGATATACATCGAGAAAAATTCACTCAATACATTCGCGTTAACGCTTACCGAAAGTGCTACACTATCCGCACCGAATTGGTTGTTTAAATTCGTTTGGGAAATGGACGAGACACTTGCGCCTATTTACTGGGTAGGTGTCGACAATTCAAGTTATCCTGACCGCTACAATTTATTCTATTTAACGGAAGGTGTAGACGAGACGTTTAAACTTGGTCAATACCGCTACGAGATTTACGAAAGTCCCGTGCCGATTGTAGTTGACCCAAACACGAATTCAAACGGACTTGATTTAGTTGAGGAAGGGCGAATGGTTGTCGAAGGTATATCTAATTCAATTTATGATTAATGGGACTACTAGGAAAGTTTAAGAAAGACGACACGTTAAAAGTTGTCGACACGGGTTACCAAAGTTTCAGCACTCCATTTTTGCGTGTGCCTGAAGGAAATTTGTCTTTACCATTTGTAGATGTGCGTTACACTACGCAAGGTTACATTCGTTTTGGGAGTGACAATTTATTTCCGCAGTACATGAACCAAATGTATTACATGTCACCTTTACACGGGGCAATTGTAGACTTTAAGACCAACGCAACTATTGGAGGGGGGTATACATTCGACGAAAGCAAGTTGACCGACATGGAGAAAGTGGTGCTTTATGCGTTTGGTAAAAAGATAGGATTTAAAGACACTATCAAAGTAGTTACTAAGGACGTTATTTTGCACGGACGGGTTTACTTTTCCATCGAACTCAAGAACGGAAAGACGCATAACGTCAAAAGAATCGCACCCGAAAAGGTCCGCATTAACCAAGCGAAAACTTTGTACGCTGTTAACGAGGATTGGCAGTATGGAATGCAAATAACTACATACGAACCATATCACCCGGAGTGCAAAGACGGTACTTACCTATACGTTTATGAACAAAAGTCAGTAGGTCAAGATTACTATCCTTTACCTCAGTACACGAGTGCGTTAAACTTCGCTTTTTTAAGTGGTGAATTGTCCTACTTGCAGAAGTCCAACATTCAAAATAGCATTTTCCCTTCGTTTGCAATGATGTTTCCTAAGAAGCCACAAGGACCTGAAGAAATGCAGTTAATCAAAGACACCGTTAACAAGCTGAAAGGCGCGGAGAACGCAGGAAAAGCGGTTGCATTCTTTGCTAACAATAAAGAAAGTTTGCCCGATTTGGTAAACGTACCTACAAATTCAAACGATGAACTATTTAGAGGGGTTTCTGAACTTAACACCGAGCAGATTTGTTTTGCCCACACCATCGACCCTATACTTTTGGGGGTTAGAACTTCGGGGGCTTTGGGTTCTGGTTCAGATATCAAACAAGCCTACGTAATTTTTGAGAAGAATACTATCATTCCACTACGCGAAACCGTGACTGACATCATAAACGGACTTTTAAAAGTGGTTGGTATAGATGCAAAGGTCGAAATTACTAACTACCAAATCGTAAATGAGACAATTACAAGCGTAAACGAAAAAGGACGTGACGTGATAAACTCGCTCAACGCAATGAACCCTACTTTGGCTACTAAAGTTTTGGAGAACATGACCGCAAACGAGATTCGTGAACTTGCATCTTTGCCTCCATTACCTGACACTCAAACACCGACATTATGATTTACTTCGTAACCGAGAACTTTCTAAAGATAAACACACCGATAACGCGTAACGTCGATGTAACTGATGTGTACCCATACGTCAAACCTGCCTCTGATATGAGACTTCAGGCGATTCTAGGCAGTTATTTCTACAACTATTTGTTGACTGAGTACAACGCGCAGAACTTAACACCCGACGAAGAAACGCTTGTCGAGAAAATTCAATTTGTTGTAGCGTGGAGAGCCGCCGAACAAGCCGCTTTCGGACTAACATACCAACTTAAAAACAAAGGTATACAACAGCAAAACGGCGACTACTCTTCTAGCGTGTCTCAAAGTGAAACCGCGTTCGTTATGGACCACTACGGACAGATGGCTGCTTTTTACGAAAAGCGTTTGACTAACTACATTCTAGAATATAAAAATTTATACCCTCAATTCACGAGCGACCTCAATAGAGATTCGGACATTAAGCCCGTGGGAGGTTGTGGAAATAAAGGAGACTACGACAATACAATGATGATATTGTAATGGCAGACCAAGAAATAAATATAAAACTCAACGGGGTTGCACAAATCCGCGCTGAACTTAAAGCCTTAAAGGGTGAACTTGCCAATGCAACCGACCCCACACAAATGGCTAAACTCGCAGAACAAGCGGGGGAACTTTCGGACAAGTTAAAAGATGCTAACGAAAAGGCTGCGGTCTTCGCGTCGGGTTCACGTTTTGAACAGACGAGTAACGCTTTCGGGTTAATGCAATCACAACTCATGTCGATGGACTTTGAGGGTGCTGCAGAATCGGCTCAAATGTTCGCTGGTAACTTAGGGAAGATTGACGGCAAAACTATTTCCTCATCTTTGAAGGGGTTAGGTTCTACCGTTGCGTCTGTTGGTGGTGCGTTCCTAAAACTTGGTGCGCAGATTTTGGTTAATCCTATCTTCTTAATTGCTGCGGTGGTTGCTGGAATTGTTGCGGCGCTTTATACTTTAGCCGAAAGGTTAGGTTTCGTGACTAAGTTTATCGACTTCTTAACGGCTGCATTTAAGCCACTCATTGACGCGGTTAAGTGGTTCTTGGACTTAATGGGACTTACGTCTTTTGCTGCTGACGAATCACTTGCTAAAACGACGGCTGCACTTGAGGAAGAAAAAGAAAAACGTCAAGAGGTTCTCGGTCAGATGGACTACAAAATTGCATTACTTGAAGCGGAAGGTAAGTCAACACTTGCCCTTCGAATTGAGCGCAATAAATATATGCAAGAGGAAATTGCCAACCAACAAAAGTTGTTAAAGTTCATGGACAACAACTTCTTGAACCAAACGAAACTATACAAAGAGACGGTTACGGCAAACAAGAAAAAAGCGGAAGAAATCCAAATCGAAGAGGTCAAGCTAAACCAAGAAGTAATTAACGAAGGTAAGAAGGCAGCCGAAGCACAAAAGCAATTTTTAGCAGACCGACTTGCCGCGACCCGTTTAATCGAAGACCTGCGTGTTGGAGTAATGCAAGACGGTATCGAGAAAGAACTTGAAGCAAACCGACTTAAATACGCACGTTTACAAGAAGACGTTTTAAAGAACGAAAAATATAATAAAGACGAACGTGCTAAACTCAACGCTTTGTACGTTCAAGAAGCCGAACAAACTGCTAAAGATATTAATCAAAAATACGTTGACGCGGAAGCTAAGAAACAGGAAGAACTCGCAGCGAAACGAAAGGAAGAACAAGAGAAAATAATTGCAGACCAAGACGCTTTATTTGCAATGCGCCAAGCATTAACGCAAACCCAACAAGAAGCGGAAATAGCGCAGATAGTTGCGGACAGCGAAGCGAAACTTGCACTTGAGGGAATTACCGCAGCAGATGAGGTTTTAATAGCTGAAGACACCGCTAAAAAGATAGCTGATATAAATCAAAAATACCGCGACGAAGAACTACAAAAAGAAAAAGAAAAGCGTGATTCTCAAATTAAGATAGCCGAAGATTACGCTAACTCTATTAATAACCTTGCAGAAACCGCGTTTGTGTTAGCGGAAAGATTTGGTAAACAAGACGAGGTCAGTAAGGAGAAAAGAGCAAAGCGTCAGTTTGCAGTTCAGAAAGCAATGCAGTTATCACTCGCAATTATTGACGGGTTCAAAGCGGCTCAAGCGTCTATTGCACAATTTCCACCCGTTACACCTATTGGTATTGCTGCGCTTGTTGCTACTATTTCTGCATCGGTTGCAAACGTGGCTAAAATTGCAAGTACACAATACGGCTCAAAAAGTTCGGGCGGTGGTGGCGGTGGTGGCGGTAGTACTGACGTGTCAACTATGGCAGGAAACGCAAACGCTGGAGGAGGTGCGCCTTCATTCTCACTTTTCGGACAAGGTAACAACATGAACACCACGGGCGGACCGCAAGACGTTGAGAACAATAACAACCAACTCACGGTAAAAGCAGTGGTCGTCGAAAGTGACGTAACTTCGACACAAAACAAGGTAAAGAAAATGCAAGAAAACGCTACATTATGACAAGCTATATAACATTACTTAGTAAAATCGAGCAGTTTTGTAACGCTCACTTGCAAATCAAAAAATACGGAGGGGAATTTAGGGAGCAGATGCCTAACTTTTCCACGAAAGACGAAAAATACCCAGTGGTTTTTGTTGAACCCGTTAGTGATTTAGAGGACCTAAACACGAACCAATTTAGCATAAACGTCTATTGCGTTGACATAATCCAAAAAGACCGCGCAAATCTAAATACAATTGTTAGTGATTGTCAGTTGATACTAAAAGATATGTACGTTTATTACACAAACGACATGGACGCGCAGTTAGATGTGGTAGGGACTTCAACAATGACACCAATAAATAACTTCGACCTTGACTACGTGGCGGGGTGGGTGATGAGCATCACGTTTGAAGTGGCTACATACGGACCTTGCGAGATACCAATGAACCCAATTGAACCAAATCCACCAATTGTTTGTGAAGATGGAAGCGTTGAAAACTCAGATGGAAGCTACACGGCAACGGTTGAAAGTGGTGGTTTACTTGTTTTGCCTGACGTTAACTTAATTGTTAAAGACCAAGACGGAAATATACTAAGCGACGAGATTTACCCAAGCGTTCAAGACGAAGAAATAATTGTAACACTTCCTGCGTGTGAACCTGCTACCTACGACCTTTACAATTCAGTTCCTACCTTAATCACTTCGGGTTCTATTGACTGCGGTGACAACGCGACAATAACAGCACCCGACGGAATTGTACACATTAAGAAAGAAGATGACGGCACACTTGCCAACGTTAGCACACCTTCAAACGCTACAACTGAGTACATTATTCAAAACAATGACATCACAGTTAACGGCGGTAACCTATTCACACTACACGCAGAGGAGCCGTTGGACATTCGTTTGCAGAATCAAACTGGAGGCACGATAACACCACAAAGCGTAACGCACAACGGAAACCAAGACCACGTCGACATCGTAATTAATACGTCTTCATTTATGCCCGTAGGCGCGACCTTGCAAAAGACGGGACAAACAACTTCTTACAATGCCTTGGACGATGGCGCAACGCAACGCGGAAGGCTCACGAACTTCACAACTTTACCTTCAAATAATCCTTTCGGGAATACTAACCGATTTACAAATAAAAACGGAGGGCAAGGTTATGGCGGTGGGGTTGCAATTGATTGGTCCACGTTTAACGGGTCAACGGTACTTGCTTACTATTTCGGAGATTCAACTACAAGAACTTGGGCAACGCAACTTTCACAATACGCAAACAGCACAATTGAAGGTTTAAATGGTTGGAGATTGTTTAACATTTACGAGGCAATGAACATAATGAATTTCGAATTTCCGAATAGTCTTTTATACAACTATCCACCATTCAATTTAACTCGTCGTTATATGTTCGTGTCTACCAATCAAACAGGAACTGCAGCAATATCAACAGAAACTGGAGGACCAAACCCATTCACTTCTACTAATAAAGGTAACTCACTTTGGGGAATCTGGGTGCGCGTGTGCAACGTAAACGGAACTACAATATCTTAATTATGGCAAACTATAAATTTATCTTTTTCGAAGAAACAATAAGCGACCCAACTATAGAGGTGGTTTATATTACGGATGACCTACGCAACAAAGGGGTCCGTGTTGACGTTCTTTTGTCTACACCTGCACAAGACTACGGGGTTAACTTAGACGGGTTTACCTACACTTCGACGTTTACCACTGCTGAGGTTGTTGAGTGGACTTTTCACGAACTGACTAAGTACGAAATATGAAGTATTTAATCACGGCACTCGTAGCGGTTTATTCGTTTTTTGCACCCATTCAAGTTATATTGTTGGTCATTGGATTGGCTATTTTCATTGATACCATTGTAGCCATAAGACTAACTACCGAAAAGTTTAGCAGTCGACGTTTGCGAAAGGGACTAATCGGTAAAATGATTACTTACCAAAGTGCGGTTATTCTGTTTTTCCTTATTGATTACGCAATGGTAAATGAAATGGTCAAGACGGTCTTTTCGGTTGATTACACGTTGACTAAATTGGTCGGTTTATTCCTTGCCTCCATCGAGGTAGTAAGCATTGACGAAAAGATACGCGTAAGATACGGGGACGACAAAGGTTTCATTGCCCGTTTCAAGTCATTTATTAAGAAAGCCAAAGCAATTAAAGATAGTTTTTAGATGAGGTATTTATTTTTGATTTTATTACTTGCTTCCTGCTCGGTTCAGAACTTAATCACACGAGCGGAACGTAAAGGCTACCGATGCGACACCATTACGGACACTATTCGTGTGGTTAAAGTGGATAGTTTTCTAGTAATTAAGCACGATACGACCTTTTGGGAGAAAATAATCACGTCAAAAGATACTATTATACACTATAGAACTTCCTACATTCCAAAAACACGCTACGAAATACGCTACGATTACAAGCGATTTAACGACTCTTTGAAAGTAATTCGATTAATGTATAAGGACAGCCTGCGAAATGCGCTTAAAACGCGTGAAAATGACTTAAAAAAGGAACGTATAAGTGTAAAACGTTCTCCACTAAACCAATTTAAGAATTTGTATATAATTTCTGGGTTCATTATGACCCTCATTTTTTTATTTATTCTATTTAGAAAAGCCTTAAATTAGTCGAAAAAAAGACTATGGATTTAGAAACTTATGTAAAATTTATTAAACGCTGGGAAGGTGGTCTTAGCCTTGACCCTTCGGACTCCTGCAGTGCGATGTTTTGCCCGACACCATTAAAAGGAAAGAAATACCACACAAACATGGGTATCTGTTACAGCACTTGGGTTGGTATGTTTGGCAAGAATAACGACGAAAGATTCTTAAACATGAACTCAGAAGATTGGTTCAAAGTATTTAAGAAAGGTTATTGGGACGGAGTTCGAGCAGACGAATTCAAATGTTTTTCTGTTGGAGTCATCGTTTCGGGAATGGCTTGGGGTTCAGGTCAGCACCGCGCAATCATAACACTTCAACAAGCCTTGAATAATCTAGGGAAAAACGTCGCCATTGATGGAAAGATAGGACCAAAGACTTTGAAAGCTGCGAACGAACTAGATGACCGCATTTTATTTGATGAATTGATTAGACTGCGCGAAGCCTTTTTTATCGCGATTAGTAAACCCGGAATGAAGAACGCGAAATTTCGTCGCGGTTGGCTTAACAGACTCTCAGACTATTACGACACCTTCCGTCCGTGAGTTACAAGAAAGATATTGTAAACGAGTTTTTAGAGCGGTTTCCTTCCGCGCCTACAAGTTTACTCGCGAAAATGTTAAACACTAACCACCCGTTAGACTTTCCCACTTACGATGCCGCGCGTTCGCTTGTTAGATACTATCGCGGTGAACATAACAAGAAACAAAAAGAACCTATGAGAACAAACGAAGAACGAAAAGCCGCGCAAGGTTGGAACAAGTTACCTGAAAGCGACTACAAAGAACAAGAGCCTTTTCAAATACCTACGGGCAACAACCGAGTATTAATACTTTCGGACATTCACCTTCCGTATCATGATGTTGACGCTTTAAGTTTAGCACTTGAGTGGGGTTACCAAAGAAAACCTAACGCTATTGTATTAAATGGTGACACGATGGATATGTACCAAGCGTCAAGATTCGTTAAAGACCGCAGACTTCGTGACCTTGCAGGGGAAATAGAAATGACACGCGACTTTTTGCGCCAATTAAAAGAAGAGTTTGACTGCCCTATATACTTTAAGATAGGCAACCACGAAGACAGATGGGAAAACTACTTAAAGACGGTCGCGCCTGAATTGTTAGGTATCGCAGACTTTGAACTTAAAAACGTTCTTCGATTCGGTGAATTGGGAGTAACTGAAATTAAGAGTAAGCAAGTTATTAAGATTGGTAAATTAAGCCTTCTACATGGTCACGAAATGCACACTATCTTTAGCCCCGTAAATAGCGCGAGAGGTTTGTACATGAGAGCCAAAGTAAGTTCTATGGCAGGACATAACCACCAAACAAGCGAACACAGCGAGAATGATTTGAATGGCAACGTAGTAACTTGTTGGAGTATCGGCGCACTTTGTGGCCTTAGACCAGACTATATGCCCGTCAACCGCTGGAATCACGGCTTTGCCTACGTTGAAACAGAGCCTAACGGTGATTTTGTAGTGCAGAATTTGAGAATCATTAACGGCAAAGTGAGATAAATACCTATATTTGCCTACACAAGTTTTGTTTTTTTCATGTTAGGTACAAGAAAGGCGGTCGAAAGGCTGCCTTTTTTACGTTTATAGTCACAGTTTTAATCTAAATTCGTGACAAAGTGAATTTTTTTTTCGTTCTGAAACCCTTGTAAACATTGACTTTCTGAAAAAACTTTGATTTTTTTTGTTAAAAAAGTGTCGACAAGTATTGTGTATTAAAAATAATGCAGTACATTTGTAAGGTCAATAAGGCACAAAACAAAAAACAAAACGGAATGAAAAACTTAATCAACTATTTCACACCACGCAACTCAGAAGAGCGGTCATCGCTTATCGGAATGTTCGCAGGACTTTTAGTATTGGCAGTTGTATTTTATTTTTACTCACTTTAATTTTTAAACCATGGAAAAACAAACTTTTATTGACTGGGTTATTGAATTTGTAAACGACCCTTTATTTCACCAACTAAGCGCAGAAAAGAAAGCGGAAACCTACACACGAATGAATAACCGTTTCGACGAGAAAATGACCGAAGCGTATTACAACGGTTACTGCGAGGGCAAACGAATAGGTCTGAAAGACGGAATCGATTTAGCAACTAAAAACAATTAATCATGTACGAAGAAATAATAACAAGATGCGAGTATTGTCGCGGAACTGGAATGGGCGAATATGTAACCGAGTACGGTCCTTTTGGTCGCTCAGTATTGGAGACCTGCCACGAGTGCGAAGGTGACGGAATGATAACCAAACTAATCGAGATACCTTATGAAGAAGAACAAGATTAAGTGTGATTTAATGCACTTTCAAGAGCAATTTAAGCGACAGTTGGCAATCACCCACGCAGATAGAAAGAAATGGTGGACCAACTACAACGCAGAACTAGTTAACAGAATATCAGAAATTAAAAAAGCAAACGGATGAAACGATTTAAAGTAATTTACAAAGGCTTCGCGCACAAGACTTGGACCGAGATGTTTAAGATAGTGACAGCAGTAAGCAAAGAAGACGCACGAAAGAAAGCGGATTTATGGGAGGGAGTAATAATTGACATTTACGAGATATGACACCAGTAGAAAAAGCCAAAGAACTTTACGATAAATTTGAAGACGTAATGATTGATGCAGATGCGTATTTTGTCGAAAGTGGTGGTTACCGAGCTGCGATAAAAGCAGTTGAACAGATTCTAAAAGAAAGCAAAACTCCTGAAATTTCACACCGTATAGATTCTTACAAAACGGCTCAAGATTTTAACAATAATTGGAAGCACATTAAAGACCAAATCGACTATTTCACATTGAATCAATACTCTTATTGGCAGCAAGTAAAACAAGAATTGGAATATATGCATACTAAACACCTACCAAAATGAACAACGACTTAAAACTCATTTCTTCCATCGCAATACTTCCAGTACTTGCTGACTTCCTCGAAGACCTAAACGAAGAAAAAGCGTTTCGTACTGAAATGAAAATGGCAACGCAGAACCTCATCAATCAAATCAGAAAACTCGATGAGCGCGTAATGAAAAACGCATCACCAGAAACATCAGAACAACAAGTAAACATACAAATAGCATTCAGACAATGGTTAAGCACAGCACATACGGAAGAAAAATAAAATATATTTTATCTAAGATACCAAAGCGGTCATTTTACACGATGCACGAGTTCTTTTTGGTTTGTCCTTACACTCACGAAGAATTGAAAATCGCAAACCGCTCACGCGACCGAATGCAATGGAGACAGCTTGGAATGGCTTGGGCAACTTTAACCGGGTTGTCTTTAGCTGAGTCGGGAAAGCTATTTAACAAAGACCACGCAACGGTTATTTATTCGCAGGAAATGATAGTTTTGGCTCTCGATGGTTACCACCCACTACTCGCGGAAAAGTTGAACGAGGTGCTGGAGTGCATCGAAATCACGAATGCTCATGCTAACGACTACAATACCGCTTTGATTATTTCGGCGAGACGTATTGAGAGTCTGTTGAAAAATAGATACAAACGTTTAAACCAAATTTAGAATATAGTACTTATATTAGTAGACAAGTTCACATCCTACATTATATGAACTTTAAAGGTGTTATTAGCCCTTGCAATGAATGACAGGTAGGATGGTCAGGAGTTGTGAGGGTTTTTTTATTTAATACATTTACAAAATGAGTAAAGAAAAGGAAAGGGAAACAATGATTGTATATCGGTCATTTTTCGAGTCACTAAAAGGGTGCGAAAAGACGGTTCAAGCTGATGTTTGGAACGCAATTTTTGAAATGGGTTTTAATCAAAAAGAGATTGAACTCGATGGGTTAAGTAAAACTTTATGGTTGCTTATTAAGCCACAAATAGAAGCGAATCTAAAGCGATTCTTAAACGGAAGTAAACCAAAACAGAAGCAAAACGTAAGCGAAAAGGAAGCAAAACCGAAGCAAGAACTAAGCAAAAGTGAAGCTAATAACAATAACAATAACAATAACAATAATACTATACCAACTCTTGACGAGTTTGTGGCTTATGGATTAGTTCAACTTCCTGACGTTTCAAAAGACGCTTTGCGCCTTAAATACCATTCTTGGGTTAGTAATGATTGGTGTGTAAGTGTTGGAGGTAAAACACGAAAGATTAAAAACTGGAAGTCAAGCCTAAACAATACTTTACCATACTTACAAAAAGAACCTCAAGTCGAATTAACACAAGACCAAATTTTCTATAATAACGTAATGAGACAAATAAATGAACGAAACTCTTAAATACCTTTTCGACTACAAAGACGGAAAGATAAAGCAAGGTCTTGGTTTGGATATTGAGTTGGACACTTACCTTCGATTTAAACCAAAGCAACTAAACATCATTCTCGGACACGACAACGTAGGGAAAACGTATTGGATTAATTGGTACTTCCTTGCGCTTACGACAAAGCACGGTTTGAAATGGTGTATTTGGTCTGGAGAAAATCAGAGCGGTCAAATTATGCGCGACCTCATTCAAATGTACACGGGAATTGCTTACAAGAATCTAACAAAGTCTGAAATTCAAGACACCTACCACTACCTTGAGCCGTTTTTTCAGTTCGTACCAAACGACAAACTTTACACCCCGGAAGAACTACTCGACATTTTCGGCAAGTCGGAATGCAACGCTTGTTTGATTGACCCGTTCACTGGGTTGGACAGACAAATGGGTTATGAAGCTAACTACAAGTTTCTAAACATGGCTCGGCAGTTTTGCAATACCACGGGAAAGACCATCTACATAAACACGCATCCAACATCCGAAAGTGGACGGAGTGGAATGCTATACGGAGATGACCAAAAGGAATGGAAAGGACACCTTAAGCCACCATTAAAAGACCACGTTGAAGGTGGAAAGGCTTTTCTTAATCGCTGTGATGACATGATTGTAGTTCACCGCTTAGTAAAACACGAACATATGAGATACGAAACAATGATTTCAGTAGAAAAAGTCAAAGACACGGACACGGGCGGTAAACAAACTATGCTAAATATCCCCGTTTTGTTTAATTTTAACTCAGGTTTAGGTTTTCGATGCGGTGGAGTTGACCCAATAGTGAGACCAAAGACGAAAAAAAATAACGATTTACCTTTTTAATTATGAAAATAGGATGGTTTTCATGCGGTGTTACTTCCGCAGTAGCTTGTAAATTAGCGATTGAGATTTACGGCAAAGATGAAGTTGAACTTTACTATATGGTAATTGATTCAGCACATAAAGACAATGAGCGTTTTATTGAGCAATGTGAAAAATGGTATGGTAAAAAGATTAACCGAGTGCGTTCAGAAAAATATACAGACCAATTTGATGTAATTGAAAAAATTAGATATATAAACGGACCAACTGGCGCACCTTGCACCTTGCATTTGAAGAAAAATGTAAGATATAAAATTGAAAAAGAAATTGATTTTGACGGTCAAATTTTCGGTTTTGAGTTTGAGAAAAAAGAAATTAACCGCGCTATTAGATTCAGTCAACAATACCCACAAGCGAAACCATTATACCCACTGATTGACCGAAAGATGACTAAAAGCCAATGCGCTGAATTGCTACTTAAAAACGGAATTAAGCTACCTAAAATGTACGAATTAGGTTTTCATAACAACAATTGTATTGGGTGCGTGAAAGGTGGCAAAGGTTATTGGAATCACGTTCGTAAACATTTCCCGAATGAGTTTAAAAGGATGGCAGATTTAGAGATTAAAACGGGCGCGAGTTGTATTAAGGGTAAATTTTTGACCGACCTTAAACCAAATGAAGGTAAACACGAACCGCCAATTGTTCCCGACTGCGGTACATTTTGCGAAATTGAGTTTGCAGATGTTATTGATGCAAACACGGAACAAGTTTTAGCTGGTTACACAACTATAAAACAACTTAAACTATTTTAACATGAAAGAACTTGACATTTTAACCGCACAAATAAACCTTCGCACACTTGACCGAGCGTTGACGATGAGCATTGACGACCTAAAGACGAAACACACGCACCGAGTTGATTTGATTAAGCCGATGGAAGAAAGACAAATCGAACTGAAAGAAGCTATTTTAACATTTTACCGAGTTTGCGAAGACCACAAGCAAGTGATTAAGAAACTCTACGCACTACACGCTGAGAATTTAGAACTGAAAAAACAAGTTAACGACTTAAAGATATTGTTATGAATGTATATGATTTGACTAATTGTTTAATGAGAGATGAGGATTTTATTATAACGGCTTATTTCTTTTGTGATACGTCCTTAATTCAAGAGGGAAATATAGTTTTTGTAAATGGTTTTATGTATAAAATAATAGATTGGGAATATTACTCAATTAAATCTAAAGTGCAAAAAGCAAAATTGACTTTAGAAAAATTAAACCCTACAGATTATATTATATGAAGTCATGTAAAAAATGCGGTGAAACCTTTACACCATTTTCGACTTTAGACAAGCATTGTTATGTCTGCAAAAAGACGGAACAAGCGTTAAAGAACCTCGCCAAAATCAAAAAGGAAAAGGTCAAAAAGCAAAAAGAAGACCTACTAACCACTTCGGACTACCTTAAACTTGCGCAACAAGTGTTTAATAAGTGGGTAAGGCTACGAGACAAAGACAAAGGTTGTATAAGTTGCGGTAATCCACTCGGCGCAAAATACGATGCTGGGCACTTTTGGAGCGCTGGAGGTCATTCTGCGGTAAGATTTCACCCTAAAAACGTACACGCTCAATGTGTGGCATGCAACCAACACAAACACGGTAATTTAATAGCCTACCGCGAAGCCTTAATAAATAAAATAGGTTTGGAAAGTTACGCTTGGTTAGAAAGTTTTGCCCACGACACGAAGAAATGGGATAAAGAAGAGTTAAAAGAAATAATCTCTTTGTATAAAAAAAAGATAAAAGATAGTGTGTATTAAAAATAAAGCGTATATTTGCCTAAACATAAAAACAAAACACGATGAAAAAAACAGAACAAACCATTGAAGAAGTGGTAAAAGTAGCGGGTCTTTACCCGAAGCTACACGCTGCAAAGCAAAAAATCGGTAAGGTAGTGAAGAATGCCAACAACCCACATTTCAAGAAGTCATACGCTGACATCAATTCGTTACTTGAGACAGTTGAGCCTATCCTACTTGAACACGGATTACTACTTTTACAGCCAATTATTGACGGTTATGTGAACACGATGATTATTGACATTGACAATGGAGATTCAGTTAGTTCGTCTCTTCGACTTCCTGACGTACTTGACCCACAAAAATTGATTGGCGCTACGACCTACTACCGAAGAGCGTCTTTACAATCGCTTATGAGCCTTCAGGCGGTGGATGATGATGGTAACGAAATTAGCGCAACGGTCAAAAACACGAAGCCAACCATCACGCAAGAACGCTTTGAGAATGGACTTACTCAAATCGAAGAAGGTAAACTTACACCCGAAGCATTTAAGAAGGCACTAAGCGGGTTTCAATTAACAGACTTACAAACTAAATCACTTTTATTGTTATGAAAAAAATAACTCAAGAAGCGGTTAATTGTTTTTTAAACGCTAAAGAATTTAAAAAGTCAAATATGATAATTGAAGTTTTACCAAACGTAACAATAATGAAGTTGCATGGTAATTCAATAGCTTATCTTTACAATGACCCAAATAAAACTTTATCAATAACAAATTGTGGTTGGTTTAGTAATACAACTAAAGAAAGATTAAATGCTATACCAAATGTAAATATTTATCAAAAAAACTGGGAATGGTATTTAAATGGCAAACAATGGGATGGAAAATTAATTGATATATTATGAAAATTCGCTGCAGCTCGTTAGGTAAACTTATGACTTCCCCCAAATCAAAGGGGGAGGTTCTTTCTCAAACCGCTAAAACGTATTTAAAGGAACTTGCCTTAGAGAAAAAGTTCGGTATCAGAAAAGAATTCTCAAGCCGTTACACGGACAAGGGTAACACTCAGGAAGACCTAGCTATCGAAATGGCTTCACAAGTCCTTAAATTGCCTTTTGCGCTCAAAAACACGGAATACTTTGAGAATGAATTTATCAAAGGAACACCTGACCTCATCTTAGAAGACGAAATAATCGACATCAAATGCAGTTGGGACGGGACAACCTTTCCTTGGTTTGAGGAAGAACTTCCAAATAAAGATTATTTTTGGCAGTTGGTAGGTTACTGTTGGCTCACTGGACGTTCAAAGGCGCGTGTCGTTTATTGCTTAGTCGACACTCCCGAAGACATCGTGCAGGACGAAATTAGACGTACTTCTTGGAAAAAGTTTGAGATTGATGTAACGGAAGAAACCGAAAACGAAGTCCGAGCGAAACACGAATTCTCTCATATTAGCGAAAATAAGCGCGTTAGAGCGTTCCAAGTAGAGTTAAACGAAGCTAATATCGAACAAGTCAAAGAAAAGCTGTCACACGCAAGAGAATACTATAACGACTTAATCAATAAATTATGAAAGTAGATAGAATAGTTATCCAAGTCCTAAATCAAATAGCAGACCGCAGCGAACGAGGACTTGAGAAATACGGAACGAACCTCGAAAGAACCGACCTTGAGACGTTAGATTGGTTA